CAAAGGTGGCATCGGCTGGAAAGACTTCAAACCTCTGACCTTAGAAGATGTCCCCGCAGAAGTAGAAGCTATGACCCTCCCTACTAAGGATGGGCGTACGCGTAATACTACTTTTATGTCCAGCGGAGATTACCTCGCACACCGAGCAAAAATCGCTGCTGAACAGCAAGGGATTACTGAAGAAGAACTCTACCAACGAGTCTTCGATCAAGTATCTCAACAAGATCCCGAAACTGACCTCGACTATGAAAGTGGAGTGTCTGGTGATCCGCGAACAGCACGTGCTTCTAAGACAGTGGTTCATTCCCGTCCCGCTGCCCCGCGTCCTCTCCCCCAAACTCAATCAGGGGACTTAAATCTGAAAGACCAAACAGCTTTAATGGCGCGACACCTCTACCGAATTCGAACTCGTAGGGGTGAGTGCTCTGCTCTCGCAACTAATGGACATAACTTAATTGTGAATGTTCATATGATCACCGACTTGAAAGATGACGATCCGGTAATGCTATTACCGCCCAACCATGTGACTCCAATCACAATTTCTTTCCACCGCCGAGACATAGTTATTATTGGAAATTCTGATATAGCAATATGGAAGAATATAGCTCGTCTCCCCGCCGCCCCTCGTTTCTCAAAGTACTTCGTGAGAGCTAGCGATTTGTCGCATTTCACTACCTTCAATGGTATGATTTACTCTCGTGGAGCAGATGGTAATGTCCATGAGTACCATGGAACCATCCAAGCTATTAGGGAAACGAAGTGGTATGGAACACCTTATGTAATAAGGAAAGACGGTGAAACTATCAAGAAGGAAATCTTTCTTTCTGGTTGGACATCTGACATCTCCACTTCGCACGGAACTTGTGGTTCAATCTGGCTTGCTAAAGAGAATGCTTATGGAAAACCCTTCCAACGGCGTGCTCTTGGTATTCATATAGCTGGATTCACTAGTCAATACTCTGGCGCCTTTGCTGCTCTCCTCACTGAGGAGGACATAGAAGGTGCTATTGACTGGGACATAGACACGTCTGCAGCTGAGCTTGAAGCTCAGAGCATGTGCATAAGCACAAGGGAGCATACCCTGGTTGGCCCAGGATACGACACCATTGGTGCCGTTGCCCCAAAAGACGCATCTTTTAATCCCTCAAAGACTAATATTATCCGCTCTAAGACCTATGGACTAGTTGCTCCTCCAGTGACTGCTCCTGCCATCTTGACCCCACTTGATCCCCGGAACCCGACTCAACAACACCCGCTCCGAAAAGCGCTCACCAAGTATGAATCCCGAACTGTCCCCTTCCCTGCTTCTGCTCGGAAACCTGTAACCCAACTCATTGAGTATAAGTTGTCCAAAACACTCGGACCCTGTCAATATTACGATCTGACTCTTGATGAAGTGGTGAATGGCATTGCTGTTCCCGGTTACGCTGGATTAGAAATGGAATCATCTCCCGGATACCGTTGGAAGAAACTTCGACCTTCGGGTGAAGAAGGAAAGGCTTTCCTGTTTAATGACAGAATTGCTGACGCCGGATTCACTTTCCGAGATGAGAATGGACCCCAAGATCCTGTTCCTGGTTGGCCTGAGTGTAAAAAACTCTGGACCATGAAACCCGAACTAGAACAACGTGTTTGGGAAGATCTCTCCACCCTCCATCGTGGGGAGCGACCCCTATTCATTTGGGAACACCAACTCAAAGATGAGCGCCGTCCTCTTAAGAAGATTAAGGACGTAAATACTAGAATCTTCACGATGGCCCAAGTCAACGCCACTATTGTGTCCCGAGCCCTCAGTCTTCATTTTGTTGCAAAATTCTATGAAACTGTTGGTCAAGGATTCTCTGCGGTAGGTATTGATACCTCGAGTCCTATCTGGGCAAAGCTCAGAAGAGACATGTTGAATGTATCTGACCGTGGATGTGACGGAGACTTTGGCAAGTTTGACGGAACCCTCGACCCTGACCTGATTATGGACTCCCTACGAATCATCGCACGCTGGCAAGATCACCTGACGCTTTGGCGAAAGGATCATGAAACTGGCCAGTGGACATCTCTTGTCTTCGGACCCAAAGAATTGGAGCGTGCTCTGATTCTGATGGCGAATGAATTCATTCACACCTACCAACTTGTGTTTGATTGCTTACATCGCAAATGGCAGGGCAACCCCTCCGGGAATTGCCTAACTGTTGTTATTAACACAATAGTGAATGCCATGTATCTTCGCCTCGCTTTTGCCTATCTTAGGTGGAAGAATCCTATTGCGCTGCTTCCCATCGCGGCGTACGACAGATATGTTAAAGATTGGTTCTACGGAGATGATAATGTTCTCGCAATATCTCCGGATATACTGGACTGGTTTAATCCCCTTGCTATCTCTGAATACTTTGCCACTCTCGGTTTAGAATATACGACCGCAGATAAAAGTGGAATAAAGCAGCAGGTAAAGAAGGTTAAGGATTTCCGCTTTCTGAAAAGACAGTGGAGACCAGATACAGAATTCCGGCATTTAATGTGGGACCCCATCGACCCCGACACCATCAACGAACTCACCAACTGGATCAGAATAAACCCTGACATCGACCCAGACCTCCAGTTGAGGGAGCAATTCAGCAACGCTCTGCGAGAAGCAGTAGCGCATGATAGACGATTTTATCGTGAATTTCTCCGAAAATGTAACGACGCCCTAAAGCAATGTAACTTGGATCAATTTCCAGATGAGTTCGACGGGTTTCGTACATCACGCATCGGACGGTTAGCCGGAGTAAGTGTAACAGCTGAAACCAAGCTCGCCGAGAATTCCGCGACTGTGATCTCCGTAAGGATATGAACACGGCGGAATATTCACTTTATTCGCTAATTGGACTCCCTATTAGTATTATATAGTATAAAATTAATTAAAATAAAT